AAAGAATGTAAGACTGAAGCTGCTAATAAGCTTAGAAGAGTAGAGTCTAAAACACCTGAACAAATAGAATCTCTTAGGGCTAAGAAGCGAGAATATAAATACAAAAATATTGAAAAAGTAATAGAGAACAAAAGAAATTGGAAGAAAAATAACAGAGATAAAGTACAGAATAGTATGTACAGAGAAAAAGGTTACTTACTAAACGGTGTACAGTTTACGTATAATGATTATTTAAATTTACTATCTATCCAGAATAATAAATGTGTTGGATGTAACGTGGACTTTAGTATGTTAAACCCAAAGCACATTCATGTAGACCATAATCACCTTACTGGAAACGTTAGGGGAATTCTTTGTAGTTGTTGTAACCTTGCTTTAGGTAACGCTAGAGATAATGTACAAACTCTTTTATCTTTAGTTAAATATCTGGAAGCCAACAAATAACTCCTCTAGTGTAATATGGCTACTTTTTTCTCAGGTTCAATTAGTGCTTTCACAGTAGGTGGTTCTTCGTTCCTTTGTGAGGCTAGAAATGTTTCTTACACATCTGATGCTGAAATTGTTGATGGCAGTTGCTTAACTAACCTCTCTGAGTCGCCTCAAGAGGTTAAAAGAAGCGCATCATTACAGTTCTCTAACTTAACTACGATTTCTAATGCCCTTAGAGTTTCACACCTTGATTTAACAGGTTTGACGCTAGATGGGGATTCTTTCCCTGGACAGATTAGGGAAGTTTCTATTACTCAAAACTATGCCTCTGAACCTACAGCTGGTATTGGTGCCTCATGGGTTGCCCCACAAGTAGTTAAACGAGGAATTGAAATTTCTATCCAAGCTGATGCTGTAACTGATGGCTTTGCACAGGCTGCTATGGTAGATTTCCATTCTGGTACCTACGCTAACAGAAATGTTACTTTCTCAATGGTTGTAAATGGCTTAACTATTACCATCCCTTGTAGAATTACTGGTGTAGAATACTCAGTTGCTGAAGCTTCCCTTCAGTCAATGACACTTAGCCTTCAGGGATTAGCACCAGATTCTGGTACTTACATTACTTCACCTACCACTTCTACAACTTTGCTGGGTAAAGCATTTAATGCCTTTACGACTCCAGTTTCAGTGGTATTTACTCCTTCGGTTGATAACTTCTCAATATCTGGTGACTTTATCTTCTCTTCTGCTGCTATCAGAGTAGCTGATAATGAATTAGTTACAGAAGATTATACACTAAGTTCAACTGGTACAATAACAGTTACAGCCAACTAAAATAGAAATAACCCTTATCCAGAAATAATATGAAAGAAGAAATAAATAAAGCAATAGAAGAAGTTCTTGTAGAGGTAGAAGAAGGCGACCCAAAGGTTGGGGAAACAGTAGTAGTTACTTATCAAGTAAACCCTGATTTTGTACCAAAACAGCCCAACCCAAAAACTCCTTGCAAGTGTGGATGCCAAGAATGTGTAGACTCAACCCCCTCTGGTGGTTTTGTACCAGAAGATGGATTCCAAGGCATTCATCCTAGACTAGAAAAGACATTACGACCTAAGAATAAGAAGCTAACAGAGGCAGATACAAAATGAGTATAGTACAAAGAATTCTATCCAAGAATAAAATAAAATCAGAGATTGAAGTAGTTATTGGAGACGAGAAACTTATTTTTCGTTACTTTAAATCTAATGGTGAACTGCTAGAAGCAACTCAAAAAGCATCTGAATTTGGAGAAATGGTTATAAAGCGGCCTTCAGGTCCATTTAAAGCCCTTGGAATTACCTACAAACAGGATGCAATTACTGCATATTTAATTCATTATTTATCAGTAGAACCAAAGATTTCTGAACTAGAAGCACTTCAGATTACACAGAATCCTGATGTTTGTGCTGAAATCTTCAACGCTATTGAGGCTAATAGAATTGAAATAGAAAATACCAAAGCAGAAGAGGTAATTGAAGAAAAAAAAGACAGCAAGAAGATTCCTACTACAGATTAAAAGTAACTGTATGTAGAACCTGTTTCTCAAAACTACCTGATGAACTTAACGAAGAAGAAGAAAGAAGACTACCAACATTTCTAGCCAATTATATTCTAGAACTAGAAGATAAAGCTAAAAGCCTTACACTATAAGTGATAAAGCTAAAAGCCTTGGAATGTGAGACACAAAATAGCCCTTAGGACAAATCCTAAGGGCTATTTCTATTTAGAATGAGGCAACAAAAAGTCTCTTGTTAGTTACTAATTCGTTGAAGGCCAAAGCTGAGGCATCAACCATATCGTCATGTCGGTGTCTATTATTAGTAGTGAAATTATTATGTTCCCTAATAAAATCCCCATTCCATTCAGAATTAAGAATATATAGAGAAGTATTAAATCTTTCAGCATAAGCTAAGGCTTTATTAGCTTTAGAACCTGATTGGCCTACAGTTTTAGCGTTATATTTATTAGCATAAGTATTAGCCACCTGAATTCCAGCTGCACCAGGGTCTTGTGGTACCACCATAGTATAATTTTTATATATTACTTTATCATTACTGAATACAGAGTCAACCATTTCTGTTACTTTATCAGGACCCCATTGACCTCGAATACAGTCAATAACATAAATATTCCCTTGCTTACACATACCGACTAACACACCAGCAGTATAATCACCAGCACCTTGAGTAGCTGCAAAATCCCAACCACGAACTGTCCTAACCATTTCAGGTAATGAATCAATAATAGTTAAGTTTGCACTATTGAAGAATGAACCATTTTGTAATGGGAATTCATGTTGGCATTCTTCTAGGAAACTATTAATTCCCCTTTCATATACAAATCTTTGGCATACATCTAAAGGCTGCCCTTCCCAAGTGGCTATACCACCTATTCTTTTCTCTTCTGGACTGTATTCTAAATTCTCAATAGCTTTTTCTATGAAGACTTTACGATTAAACATATAATCAGCATTACCAATTAACTCACTGGCTATGCCACTAGGGTTAATTAGGTTCTGAATGAATAAAATAGAAGTATCATTGCCACCCATAGGTAAAATCTTCTTAACTATGTTATCTCTTTTCTTCTCAACTGTATATTCTGTATCGTCATGGCTATCAATATCGTCAAATACAATTAAATCAGGCCTTGTCGTATCTACTTTTACACCACGAAATTCTTTATCAAGCCCAATTGCCATAATAGTAAAACCAGTATTAGTACGAAGAATACTTTTATTCCAGCCTTTCTGGTTACCAAATTCACCTTTTAATGGTTCCATTCCTAGTGTTTCTAGTAATGAAGCAATAGAAGCTAAATGACTCATAGCCTGAGCTTGTGTATTTGACACATAAAGTACAAATTTCTTCTTGTTTTCCTTAGCTAACCAGCAAATACCTAACTGTGCCGATGTAGATTTCCCACTGCCTCTAGGAAGAATTTCTACAGCTACATAATCAGGATTCTCAAACCAATTATATAGCCTTTTATGTCTTTCACCTAAAGGTGCAGTAAGAATATACTTAAAGTTTGTATCTAAGAAATCAAAAATACCTAAAGATTCATTAGCTGAATCTTTAGGTTGTTCTACAGCCCATAAATTACTTAACATATTATTCTTTTCTGGATAACCTTTCTAATACAGAATATAAATATTCACTGATTTCTAAGGCTTTCATAGGTTCAGTTTCTACCAAATCCTTAGCTTTCTCAGAGAGTTTTTCAGTTGTATCTAAAGTATTTAGAAGAATTCTATCAATCTGCATTCTAATTAATTCAGCTTTCCGTTCAGGAACCATAATTTCAATACAGTTTACAGGATATTTATTTACCCAGCTACAAACTGTATTATAATTAATATTATACTTCTCAGCAGCTTCTTTATTAGTTACCTTATTGAAGTATATATCATGTAATACTTCTGCAATTTCTACCATACTATAATTTCTACTTTTAGTTAATTCCACTTAAATACCCCACCATAAATGCACTGCCATATCTAGTCAATGCCAGTCTCCAATCAAATTTAGCCACTTTATTAAAGCTTTTGGCCTTAGAGAATGAATGTAAGTCTACTAATATAGCACCTACCATCACTGTTAAACCAGCTTTTACTTTTAATGTTTCTAATATTTCCATTATTTTAACTCCTTATTTTTAAGTAATAATTCAACCTTAGCATCAATAGCTGATAGCTTAGTTTTCATTTCTACTATATCTTCCTTAATTTTCTTATCGTCACTGGAACCAGAAGTAGCATCTCTTTCTAGATGGGAAACTTTACTTTCTAGCCTCCAACCCCAACCTATCACGATGAGAATATACATAATAATACCCATTAAATTGCTTACAACCCAGTTTACCCAATCCATAAAGTTTTAGAGGAGTCATTTAAGGGGTAATTGAAGGCAAATTAGTGCTAATAGTAGTAGCCAGACAATGGTGACTATTGAACCTAGATAGTATAAAGGAGGATACTATTTAGATTCAAGGAGTACTATTATAGATATATTATTCCACCCCGCCCCTACATATCTTTATATCTATACTTCCTTATCTATAGAACCACTCTTGTGATTCATTCTAGTCCTTGACTAGCTAGTCCACAAGTTATTCTATCTACCTCTATTAAAATATGACTGAGAACGTTATTGTAAACTACCAGCTTAATGATAAATTTACTGGCCCAGCAGCTAAGATACTAAATACTCAGCGAAAGTTAAATAATTCTACTTTGTCAGGTAATACTGGTAAGGAGAATAATAAATCATTAGGTGGTGCTTTAGGTTTACTTACAGCTTCTATATTTGGCCTATCGTCTTCCACCAAGAAAGCATCTAAAGCCCTTGATAAATTAGCTAAGAGTTCTTCTGGTACAGCTAGGAAATTTGGTGGCGTAATCAACAACCCAAAAGTGGGAGGCGTAATCAACAACCTAAAAGGGGGAGTTGTCAATAAAGGAGTTCAAGGATTTGGTAGCACTAAATTAACCAACCTTCTATTGGGCCTTAAGGAGGGGCAGTTTCCTGCTTCCCCCGGAAAGGATTTAGTTACTGCCCTAGAGAATCAGATAAAAGTAAATAATAAAAATATTACCAACCCTAATCTTATCAGTAATCCAGGAAAACTATTAGTTGATAATATAGCACTAAAAAAAGCTATTGATAGAATCAATAAAATCAATAATCTAAAGACTAATCTAAAGAATTCATATAATACTTTTAGTAAAAATCTTGATAATACTAGCCCTAATTTTATTGGCCCACAACCAACTAAAGGGTTAGCCAGAATACAGCAAGGAAGAAATGCAGCCCAGAATTTCTTACCAAACGCTTCTAAACACCTTTCAGGATTTGCATCAGCATTAGGCCCTGCAATCCAAGCTGTAGCTGTATTTGCTATTGCCCTTGGTGCTATTGCTACCCAAGTAATTCCATCATTGCTTCAAGCTGGTGCCAGACTTGAGTCATTAGAAAGAGGTGTAACCAATGCAGGTCCTGATGGTGAACGTAACCTTGGTAGGCTACGAGAACTTTCCAAGCTTCCTGGTATAAACTTTGAAGGTGCAGCTTCTGCTTCTGTGCAGCTACAGGCTGTAGGCTTTGATGCTATCCTTGCAGAGAGGGCCATTAAAGGCTTCTCTAATGCGCTTCTACGTTCCGGTAGAAGTTCTTCTGAATTAGAAGGCATTGGAACTGCTTTATCTCAAATCGTAGGTAAAGGTACTGTCTCTGCTGAAGAAATCAACCAGATTGCTGAAAGACTTCCTTCAATTAGAAGAACTATTCAAGAAACTTTTGGTACTGTATCTGGTGAAGAAATTACCAAGAAAGTTGGAGTTAGTGGTTTCATTACTGGTATCATTGATACCTTAGAAAAGCAGACTAAATCAATTCCAGCTGGATTAGGTGACATTTTATCACAATTAAATGACTCATTTAACCAGGTTACTGGAAAAATAGGAATTGGATTAGGTAAAGTACTAATACCAATCTTAGATAATGTCTCAACTGCAGTTGATAAACTGTCTTCTTCTGGTTTCTTTGAAAGACTTGGTGCCCTATCAATTACCAATTTCCTTCCTGCACCTTCTGAGATTAATGGTATTATTGCTAATATTATCGCTGGCGTAGAACAGATTCCTTCTGCCCTTTCAACTATCAGTTCAATTGCTGCAGAAATAAGTTCTATATTTAAGTCAATTGCTAAGACTATCCTTGCAATAGAAAATTCACCAATAGGTAAAGCAGTTAATTTCGTTTCTGATAAAGTTGGTGGCTTAATTCCTGGTTACTCACAAACCAAAGCTGGTGTAAAATCAGTTCTAGAAAATATTGCTGGTTCTAATTCACCTGATTTTGAATCAAGAAGAAAATCTATCTTAGAAACACTAAATAAAGCTGCTGCACCTTTAGAAGATTTAGGTAAAGGTAAACTAGATGTCCTTCCTAATGAGATTACTAAGGTAGCTAATAATACCAGCGAGCTTGTAGAGTTACAGAAGAAAGCTATTGATTTAAATAGACAGATTCTTGGTGGTGGGCAACTAGCCTCAGAAGCAGTTTCACCAATGAACCTCAGTTCTAGGTACCCTTCAACTAGAACTATGGGTGACCAAATCACCAGAGTAATTTACACTGGTATGGCAGCTTACAATACAGGCTACAGAGGTAGAAAATAATGTACCCAATTAAAGTAGAAATCAACTCTTCTCAGAGTAGATTAAGTAGATATAGATTAGGCTTCACTGCAGATGACACTGATTTCATAATTACAACTGACACCCTCATTGTCCCCCCAGATAACACCTTAATGCTTCGCCCTAATGCACTATACCCTGAATTTGATACTACAAATACTGGTATTTATACTCGTTGGACGCTAGCTAACTTCTCATTAACTGCTGGTACTTATGAAGACGGTGGTTGGAGTACAAAGCAAGATAAAGCTGCTGGTGCAACCAGGTTAATTAAAACTTCTATGTCTGCACCAGTCCAGACGAATTTCAACCTCGTAGCTAACGAAGGTGTCTATATTTCTTACTTCTGTTTCTCTGTTGCAGATAACGCTGATACTGTTTACTTTGAAGCAGGCTGGGGTGATGTTGCTACTGACCCTTCAGAGGGCGTACAATTGCGTTTCTGGGCTTCTGGTAAACTAGACGTGTTTCTTGATGGGGACTTATTTGAATCCACAGAAGTAGGGTTAAACCAAGCCAATACCTACCAGTCATATTTACTAATTCCTTACAGACAGACTGAGTTACTGGTTTACAATATTACTCAAGGGCAAGCTGTTTCTATAAAGCTTCCTAATAACCCTTTTGAAATTACACCAGCAAAACCATTCTTCTTTGAGGTTCCAGAAGGTACAGTAGATGTAGAATTAGCACCAGTCAGATACAAATCTACTGGTTTTGCCTATACTGAACCTTTTGTCTTTGCAGAACCACCAGATGTTCTTGATACAGAAGAGACTTGGACTAATGATGCTATTTCTCCTATCACAAATGCCTTAATCTCAGGTGATGGTGGCATAGCCACCTCTGGTGGTGAAGTATCTGCTTTTTCATTTGTTACTTCAGCATACAGTGCATTTACTCCAAATGGCACAGATTCCACAGTTCGTGGTAAACTAACTCTAACTTCTGCCTCATCTGGCAAATATTCACCGTTTATTTATGGTGTACAAGCTGGTTACATGCCTACTTTTGCCACAACTGCTAATGTTCCAATAGATATTACAGCTACAATTCAACAAGCTAGACTAGAAGTACCAGATAATCCTTATGATACTAAGTTTATATTTACCTGTAGATACGATTTATTAAACAGTACTGTATCTGGGATGATAAATTATACTTCTACATCCATCCCTATCCAGGTATCATTAAATAATAAAGTATTCTTTAATGGAAGATTATCAAGGCCAAATTACGTAGACGGACTTCATGATGGAGTTAGATACGTAGAATTTGAAGCTAGAGATGAATTCTATAATGTAACACAGCAGATGTTCAGAGAAAGACTAGCTTTTGATGGTCTAAATGTATCTTCATCAGGTGCAGGTTACTCTGGTGCAATTAATATTCTATTAGAACAGACAGGTTTACCCTATGAGGTTCAAGCATTAGCTGTTCCATTACCTCAGGTTCCAGTAGAAGGTTCACAATGGGCTTATATTATTGATATTGGTGCTACAATTGGTGATGAATTAGATAAACTACATGATACTTTTACACCTGGTTTATATTACGGTACAAAACCAGCATCAGGTTCTGTTAAAGTTTATTTTGGTGATGCAGATGCTAGGACATTTACCCTCAATCGAGAAACTTACCCTGTATACTGGGAAGCTTCACTTAAAGCATTAGAAGTAGAAGCTAACGAAGTTCGTATTACTGGTTTTAATCCTAAACTGAAAAGGACAATACAGGCTTTTAAGAAAGACAGCGCTTCACAAGATGCTACACTTTTACCTTCATTACGCCCTACTAACTGGTTAGGAGAACCTAGAGTCTTTGGTTATGCTGACCCTATGCTTACCACACAAGCTGCAGTTAATTCTGCTACTGATTTTGTATTTAGTTACATTACACAGTTGAATACAGTAGCTGAATTCTCTAGTGAATGGATAGTAGACAATGATGTACCAGCTTGGAGAGGTGATATTGTGAATCTTACTGGACTCGTCTCTGGTTTAACAATAAGTTCTATGTCAGTTGATTTTATTCTAGAAGAAGAAAATCTACAGTACAGAAAAGCTACTTACACTGCAGGAGTTTTAACTAATGCGGGTGGCTTATCCAATTCAGAAATTTATTGGAATAATTTAAGACGAAGTAAAGAGAAATATGTATATAGAAGTAGGAATCCTTTGGCTTCCTTGTCAATAGTAGCGGTGGAATCAAGATAATGTTAGCTGGTTTGTCATTTAAAGCATCAGATATTCGTATTGGCTTAGCCTATGATGGCACAGATAGCCACACAGGTGATGGTACAGGTACCTTTCAATGGGATGCACAGCTAGCATCTTACAGTATTTTTAACACTGTAAGCTTATCTGATGGTATTCAAATGTCTATCGAATCAGGTAATATCTCAGGGCCATTATATATTTATAGCTTTGCCATACCAGAATTATCTATTTCTGATTCAGTTTCAGCTGCATCTTATGAAACATCTGTACAATCTTATGTTATTCTTAAAGACGTAAAGCTTTTAGAACAGGCTGCATCACCTTGGAGATTAATTATAGGGGATGTTGAATGGTACATCGATGGTTCTTTGGTTGGTTCTTATGGTGGTGGTACTTTAGATGGAACAGGATTGGGCCCAGGTTATGTTCCATTACTAGGAATTCCACCAAGAGTTACTTCTGCATTGAATCCTGGTGCAACTGGTTACCCTTTACTAGATGTAACTTCATGGCAATCTTCAACTACTGCTACTATTACAGCTTCATACGAATTCAAGATAGAATCTACAGATTCATGGCAGAATCTTCCTATTTCTATAATTACTCCAACTACACCAAGCTGTTTCTCAGCTTGTGTGCTATGTTCTAGTGTTAATGGTATAGTTTCTGGTACTAATACTGCAGGAATTGATTTAAATCTATCCCGTTCTACTGGATTGGAGACTATTGAAGCTGGTGGTAAGTATTTTACCCAAGGAAATGTCTCTTCTACTGAAGGTTCTTTCTGGATAATCCCTAATCTTGATAAAGGTGTAGTTAAATTAGGTGACTCATATGCTGCATTAATTCAGAGATATGGTTTACCATTTACAGAATATCTTGGTACTAGAAGCTGTGGACCTGCAACTCCACCACCCGGTCCACCAGTTCCTTCACCTTATATAGAAACTCAGACTGTCAGTGGTGAAGTACACCCAGAATATACTGCATTTTTAAGTACAGTGCTGGCTTCAGGTGATGTAATTGAAGACCCGTTAGCTGAAATTACATATTTACCTATGATAGTTTCTAATAATGCTGAAACTACACAGTGGGTGGATATTGGTAATTCTGGTGAACCTATTAACCCTGCACTATGGCCTGACCCCTTAGATGGATTCTTTGTAGAAACAGTTACTTACAGTTTCCCATCTAAAACACAAAATAGAACAAGATATACCAACCCTAATCCAGATATGCCAGCTTATTTAGATTGGAGTGATACTGAAGCTACGCCTACTGAGTTAAATAACGTTGTTACTTATGTCCAAACTATAGTTCATCCTCATTGGAGTTATTGGTACCATGTCCAAGATTGGGATGTAGATGGTTCACCAACTTCTTATGATGACTATTGGGGCTTATTATGTGACCAACAGCTTTACAATGCTGCGCTACCACCAGAAGATAATCTTTTATCTAGAACTTCATTAGTATCTGCACCATTGAGATTTGGTGGTAACCAGTCATTTATAGAAACTTTCGTAGCAGGAACTAAGACTTCCTGGTGGGGAACTCCTGGTACCAATCTTAGAGTTGATAGGCCAACAGTTCCGACTTCTGTTATAGCTACAGGACCAGATAGATGGATTCTGTCTGGCTGTACAGCTACTTTTGCACCAACTACAGTTACAGCTACTTCTAGTGGTGCTGCTACTATCAAGCTTAAATATGATTTAGCTGACTGGAATTATTCCCCAAGAATGTTAACTTCTCTTACTAAACAATTTATACTGGATTGGAGTGGGGTAAATATTAATTCTGTTTCAGTAAATTTAATAGGTATAGATAATACTAGTTACGAATTAGCAACTATTCCAGGAACATATGATTTCCCTGTAGGATTATTAAATATGGAGTATGCTGGTAGCTGGGCACAAGATTTTGGTGCTACTGTAATTACTGATACAGGTGTCGATACACTACCAGATGGAGATTCTATAGCTGCAAATTCTGATAATACTAGGGTTGTTGCTAGTCAATATCTATCAGCCAGAGGTGCAAAATACCTAGAATTTGTTGTTACAGTTGCTAATACTGCATCATCAGTTATTCTAGATTTACCAGTTCTTGTAATGCCTACACCTGATTGGACAGTAAAGTACGAAGGTAGTCAATTTGGAACTGCTTTAGACCCTGATGGCCCTGCAATTAGATTTGGTAATGTTAATTACTGGAACTATCTATTTGATATTCTACAGTACCCACCACCTGTACTAGCACCTACTTCAAAGCCTACCGTAATTGATTGGTTAGCATTCCGTGAATCAGTACTTCTAGGAAATGACCCAGCAACTAATATTGATAGTTTGATAAGTGATTATTTTGATTCTGGTACAGAATATACCTTACGTAAGCATTTAGCTTATGAAACTGTAAGCTGGTTGATGGCCTATGGTTCTGGATTACAAGGAATAATGGTAAATACTTATTGCCCACCACCATTAGCCCTGTTTCCTGGTAAGGCTAGGAATAGTGAATTAACTGAAATAACTGGTTGGAATCAGAAAGTATACAGCTTTACACAGCATAAGCGTAACCATATAACACCTTATAATGCAGATTTACAGGTACTTTTAAAGGCACCAGAATCTAACTGGCTTACAGCTGATAGCGCACCGTCTGGTTGGAGTATAGCTTCACATACACACCAACTAGATAATGATGAAACTGACTATCTACTATCATTAGGAACCCGTACTTGGGGTAAAATGAGGCCTTGGCATGGTCAATTCTGGGTTCAGGGAGTAACATTCCTAGCTTCAGGCTATCTTGACTATACTATTTCAGCTAATAATATGCATGTAAGGGTTAATGGTTCTGCTTCTGGAATGAATGTATCTTATTCAGATAATACTTTAGGCTTCAATGAATTTATTAGTGACACACCAGATATAAATTTAGCTAGGGTATCTTTTGGTACTAACTCTATTTTATTAATACTATATCAGGTTTCTGGAACGACTTATCTTGGTTACAGTACCAATCTAGGAAAAACAATTAACATGGCTACAACTATTTCATCTTCTGCCACCTATGGAGATTTCTGTGTATCAGGAAATAATATAATTTGTGTATATTACATTGACAGTGGAGTAGTTAAAGGCCAGTTATTTGACATTAATTATAACCAAATTTCACCAGAATTTGCTACTAATGTCACCTGTGATGATGCACAGCTTACAGTAGTTGAGAAATCTTTTGGTGCTTCATCTCGGTTGATAATGTCTGTCTTTCAATCTGGCAGCTTGGTGACACTAACTTCTACAGGATTTAAGAATTTTAGCTAAGAAATTGTAACTTGACGAAAATGAAAATTGAACCTAAATTGCAACTTCGTACCTATGATTTAGATTCAAGGAGTACTATTATAGATATATTATTCTATCATGCTAAAATCTATATCTACATATCCACCACTTCTACTCCTCTAAGTATTCATATGTTCACTACTAACTATACACCAGTCTCAGCTACATATAGTTTCACTTCTACAGGTGAAGTTATTGCAGTTGACTTAGGTACAGCTGTTCGTGATGCTGTAATTATTAGGAATCTAACTGCTAACACCTTGATGTATGTTTCTAGCACTGCTTCTGGTGCGATAGAACTTAATTCTATCTTCGAACCTGTATTAGGTGGTGAAGAGAAAACTTACCCTAACAGAACTGGAATAGTTTATATCAAGCCATATGCTTATATTGGTGAATCAATAGCCGTTGCTTCTGGACTAATAAGTGCAGTTAGAGAATCTTCTGCTGAGTTACGAGGAATCCTAAATACCATTTCAGCACTCAATAGTTGTGACGACACCTGTGAATCTTATGATGCTGAGATTTCATTGGTTCGTAATTCTGACTACACATATCTTGACACACCAGCACTCAGCCTAAACATAGGTTCTTATGATGTTGAAGGCTATAGCAGTGTCATATTCACTAATTCAGCTAATGTAGAATTTACCTGGATTTCTGGTGTAATCCTAAATGCTGGTGCAGCTGGGCAGCAGTCATTAGGTATGTCAATAGAAGAATTACCTGCTGGTAATTATACAGTCTACCCTTATGCTGTAATTGATGGTTCACAAGTATCACTTGGTAAAATCAAGGTGGTAGGAAAATAATGTTACAAAATACTATTTTTAGAATCGGTGGTTCTGACTCACCAACTTTGGCTGAAGTTGAAAGCCTTATTGACGCCTCTGCTGATTTGCTGCAGGCTGAAATTGATGCCCTTGATGTAGCACTTAATGCTGAAATAGATGCACTAGATGCTTCCCTGACTTCTGATATCAATGCTTTAGATATATCTCTTTCAGCTGAAATTGATGCTTTAGATACATCATTGAATGCTTCTATAGATGAAGTCTCAGATGATGTATATTTACTTACTCGTGGTGGATTATCCAGAACCTTATCAGAAAACTTAATTAATTTTAATTTATTAACTGGATACCAATCTAATTATACTTTCCAACCAACAGCTTTCACTGCTATAGGTTTTTACCGAGATGCTAATGGTTATTGGAGAAGTGATGCTTCATTTAATACTTTAGCTGGTGACTATTCTGGGTTTACTGTAACTTTTGTTAATGCTACTGCTACTGGTGACGGTGGTGATGGTTTAACAACTGCTACAGCTAAGAAAAACATAGGTTCACTAATGACAGATGCTACTAACAGGCTTCTGATTGTAAAAGATTGTGGATATAATGTCACAGAAGCTATTAGAAATGGTGACTGGGAAACATTACGACTAGGACTTAAGTCTGGTTTTGCCCAACTTAACTCACAGTCAGCTGGTGGAAATGATATTGGTGCCCATAAAATTATAGTACCTTGGGTAGCTGGAAATACTGTACTTCTAACTGGTTTCTATTCTACATCTGATATGACTTGGAGTACAGTTTCTTCTGGTATCTATAAGTCAACTTCTGTAACTTCTACTCCAGGTGGTATGCTTGACTTTGGACAAAGAGATGTATTTAACCAACCTCTTCGTGCTTTGGCTGTAACTTCTACTACTTATACAGTAACTGGAGTTGCTTCTAATGGTTCTGGTGGTTCTAGAATCACAACTACAGCTGCACATGGCTTAGCCACTGGTAACCAAGTTGTAATTTATAGCACTGGTGGTGCTACTTATATCAACGGTGAATGGAGTGTTACAGTAATTTCTTCTACTACCTTTGATATCAACGTAGCTTTTGGTGCCTCAATTACAACTCCAGGTACGTTAGTAAACCTTTCTGCCTTGGTTGCACCTCAAGTTTCATTGGTTAACTCAGTGCTTTACTATGCTTCGACTGTAGCCCCTTCAGGTTCTAATACATTCGTCTCAGTTAACAGTACTCGTTACAGAAATGATAACCCTGATAGAAGATTAGTTTGTAGAAATACTGCTTTCCTTGGCGGTTCTGTTACTTTCTCTTCTGTATGCGGCCAGTTGATTACATCTGCTGCTAATGATGGTGGTAATTATAGAATTACTACTTCTGCTGCACATGGTTTCTCAGTAGGTGATACAGTTCTTCTAGAATCAATTGCTGGTGCTGCTTCTGGACTAAATGGTAGCCATACAATCGCTACTGTACCAACAACTACTACTTTTACGGTTCCTGTAGCCTACACAACTACTTCAACTAGTAATACTGGAATAGCAAATAGGCCAACTAAACCAATTCTGAATGGATTCTTTGATTGTGTCTTTGGCTTTGGATTCTCTTCTACTTCAAACGTAGCACAGTTTGAAGGGCATGGACTTACGGTGCTGAAAGGAACAGTAGCTATAAGTTCTTCTACTGATATAGTTGACTACCGCTGTAGACGATATGCAATTGAAGATAACTGCTGGATGCAAGGTGCTGGTGCCCAAACTAGCGGTTCTAACCTTAACCAGAATAGCACAGGCCACTCTGGTTCTAGAGTTATTTCTGTTGGCTGTGAATATAACGGTGCTTATGGCCCATTGATTCAAGATGTACGTGAATATGGTGCAGATAGCTACAGAGTTGTTGCTGGCTGTTGGCTATATAATTCCTTAGCTTCTTCTACCTCACGGGTTGGACTGCTTATTGGAACTAACTCTTCTACTACTGATAATTCTATCTTCTGGTCATTAGATAATCACTTCAATGACACTCTTGGTGGAAATGTAATGGCAACTCGTTACACAGTTTGTACAGGAAGTAGCTATTACACCAATGAAATTACAACCCTGAAGAATGTACTAGGAACACCTACAGCAGACTCGATTGCAATTATCTAAAAGAAATAAAGCCCTTAGGAGAAATTCTAAGGGCTTTATTGTATATAAATTGTACCTTTTTGTTACAAAATAGCCCTCTATTGTAGTTACTATGCCAACTACAAACCCTGATATGCAAAGCCATGAAGAACTTCAGCAACATGTTACTTCTTATTTGCAAAACAAAGGATGGAAAGTTGTAAATACAGGTTACCATGATTATCTTAACGAAACTGATACAAAATATATTGCTAAAAATTACAGCCCTAGTTCCTTACTCTACAGAACCCAACCTGACTTGTTTTGCTGTAATGCTAATGAAGCATTTTATGTAGACTTGAAAACTAATAATGGCCCCCATGAGAACCTAGCAGTAGAATTATTGCCATTGCTAGCATCAGCAATGAAAGATAAACTATTTAATAGTACTACTTATTATATATTTCTGGATAAAGGAATAAATCGTAGAACTGTTAAAGAAATTAGAATAGTCACCGCTACAGAGTTATTGGATTCTGTGGCTATTTTATTTTTAGATGATAGAATGGAGAAAATAATAACTTCCTATCCAGAAATGAATAATATAAAGAAGAAACCTTACATCAAAGGAGATAGCTTTGCTGTTATTCCTTTCGATAAAGTTAATTGCTTTAAACTACTTGAGGAAGTCCTCTAAAATATTATGAATGTCTCAGAATTACTTGATTTCCTTGGCTGTAGTGATATCAAAGACTCAGTTGCTTCACTTTATCTTCAAGCTGCTGAAGCTGCCTTTGCTAAGGACTCTGGGTGGCGTCCTTTTGTAGCAGAAAATATGCTTCAGACATTACTGGTTAAAAGCTATTTAATACCTTTGCCAGTGCCTGTTTATGACATTTACAGTGTTACTGCTTTTGTCCAATTTGGTTGTAGTGGGCAAATACTTTCTGCAGGTGAGTATGAATTACTAAATAAACAGGCTAATGGTGGTTGGTTGACAATGAATACTTCATTTTGGGCTTGCAGTAACTATGTAATGGAAGTTTCTGGTAATTTTGGTTACTGTTTAGAGTATCCTTCTGATGTAAAATTAGCTATTTTACAGAAAGCTGCTAGTAATTACTACATGGCTGGAATGAGTCAAGTAAAACGAGAAAGGGCTGGAACTGTAGAAATTGAATACTTTGATAATTCTTCTTTAGCTAAAAGTTACCTTGAAGGATATAATGCCACAGTTAAGACTTACAGGCGGGTATCATTATGAAATTATTGACTAGGCATTCAGTTGTGGTTTATAGATTAACTGATACAGAAGATGGAAATGAAATACTTGATGCAGAAGCTATTGAGTCTCGTACTGTAAGGTGCTTAGTTTCGCCTACAAACGCCTCTGTGGCATTTGATTCCTTTGGGGTAAATTCTATGCAGCCTATTATTATAACCTCTGTACCAAGTAATTTATTTGAAGTAGGGGGTAGAGTGGTTTGGCAGGGAGATTCTTATGCTATCAAAGGAATTAGTCTACCTTACCTTACTACTATTTCTGGATTGGAGAATATTACTATTCTTTGTGAGAAGATAAATGACTAATTATAACGTATTTAAAGAACAAATTATAGCTGATATTGATGAAGTTTGGGGCTTTAATACCTATTTTGGTAAGCCTGTTAAGCCAATTACAGTTGAACATGCAGTAGTTTCTACTGAGATTCAAAGAAGTTATGGCTTACGACAAGTAGAAGAATTGTATATTTTTACCATTCGTGGTTCATTTACTACTTCTGGTTCAGTTGAAGGTTATTTAATGGATAAAATTGACTTATTGATGCAGAAACTATCACCTTATAGCTTAAATATCAATGATTTGCCTGAACCAATTCATTATGCTGGAATTGGTTATATGAATTATGTAAATACAATTCGTAGCATTGATAGAAACGATTCAGATAAATTTAATGATATTGAATTGGTATTTGAAGTACGTTCTATGGTTTATTCGTAATGTTTGATATCAGAAAAACTAAGCAAAGGCTAGATAAGTATAAAAATGCTACTATCAATTCCTATTTTACGGCTATTAATTCGTCATATGAAGAATTAGGTAAATTAACCAAAGGTAATTTTATCTCTGGCTTAGCCACTAAGAGTAATTATAGTTTACCTATAAGACGAATCACTGGTGGCTTAGCCAATAGCTTGACTAAAGATAGAATTAATACTAATGTAAAATTAAGTATTGGGGTAAACTATTGGAAGTATTTGAAAGTTTACCAAGAGAAAATTACACCTTTAGTAGTTAGGAAATTTAGTAAAGAATTTAACTTTTCACTCAGAAAAGAATTTAATAAAATTCGCTGAAGGTTAATCTAAGTATTTAATCAATTCAGCTAAGGTTTCCTTGTTATCTTTTGCATACCCTATAACCAAATTGCAGTTTCTGCATAGTATTCCCCTAACGTTTCCTGTAAGGTGATTATGGTCTATATGAATTTCTTTTTTTGGTAAATTATCGAAATCAACTTTACATCCTTTACATTTATTTTCCTGGATAGTTATTAAATCATTAAAATCAGAAACGGTAAACTGAATGCCATTCAGTTTGTAACCAGCTTTTCTGTAATTAATATTTAGTACTTTTTCTGGGTTTTTCTTTCTCCATTTAGTAAGAAGATTTTTTATAGATTCTGGGTTGTTCTTTCTCCATTTTTTACCAGCTTCTCTCATCTTTTCTGAGTTGGTTTTATAATATTCTTTTCTATATTTTCTTTTATACTCCGTATTTGCTTCAACTTTACAGTTATTACAGTATTTTTGGTTGGTTTTAGGAATAAACTCTGCTTTACAAGTTTTACAGGCTTTAGTTATTTGTTTCATTCATCACTAGAGGAAAAATAAAATTACTTAATTTCTGGATAGGAAGATAAATATAATAGAAAAACCCCTTTAGGATTTCTCCTTCAGGGGTTATTTTTGCGCCAACAGTTTTGCTTCACTTACTTCAATTATATTGTAGTATCAATTTCAGATTTAGGGGCTTTCTTAACGTATTTCTTAGAATATTCTTTAGCGTATTTTAGTCTAATTTCAGCTTTACAGGTTTTACAGTATTTTTGATTAGCACCTGTAGGAATATATTCATTGCTGCACTTAGTACAGTTTTTGATTTTAATTATAAAGGGTAAAGTTAACATAGTTTTGTATCCTTTTACCGGGGTGGGATTGGCTTATGAGTCCATGCTAGGCCCCGGTAAATATTTTCTAGCCTAAAGATAATGTGGTTATAGTTACTAAATTAATTTCTTACTAAATTTCTCTATTCTAGGGCTTAAAGTACTCTAATGCGTGTTTGGAGTGGTTTAAGGTTGTAACCCTTCTAGAAACGAATTGTAGAGGCAAGAAGAGGTATATGTGGAGAGAATCCTGTCTCAAGGACAGAGAGTATCACAGAGTCAAGAGATAGGTATCTTCAGGAATAGCTTTACCTGGTTACAGGTTTGATACCAAACCAGGTAAGAATAACAGAAGTGGTAGATAGAATAACTTGTGGACTAGCTAGTCAAGGACTAGAATGAATCACAAGAATGGTTCTATAGAATATCAATAGAATATATGAAGAGAAGGACTTAGTTATAGAATATATCTATAATAGTCCTAATTGAATCTAATAACTCTTATGAACGCTACTACTTAGCTTCAATTTCCAGTTTCAATAGTTACAATTATTTCTTCTAATTTCTTATGGAATATCCTCCTCTATATATTCAAATCTGCAACTATTAACTACAATATCATTAAGCTTTCGAATATCATGACAAAAGAACTTTACACCTCAGCCCTAAATACTCTTCTTACCATTTCTAACTCTAAGAACGTAAAAGAAGAACTTTCTTTTATGCTAACTTTACTTATTCCACCCCACAAAGTCAAAGGTGAATTTGTTTCCTTAGAAGAAGAGTCTATTCCTTGTACATTTTTCACTAAGGAATTTATCAAACAGACTATAGGTGTAAATGTAAAGTCACCCCTTTCAGTTGTGAAGTCTTTATCTAGTACTTACGGCTTTGGTTTTGATGTGTTAAAATATAAAGAATCTAAAGCTACCGTAATCAGAATTACCAGCCTTCCAGAACCATTATTAAACTTAAAAGAAGAAATCTACGCTACCATGCCAAAAAATATTAAAATGAAAAATCTCGTAACCTATTCAGGGAAAGCAACCACAGGTGCTAAAATTTTCGAGTCTCTCGCCACTGGCGAAGATAAAATCTTGAAGAATCTAAATACCTATAAGAGACATTATCTCACTTTAAATGATGATGCAATTTGCGCAACTTATAATAAAGTTCAAGAAGATATTACCAATGGCGTTATCACCAAGGAAAATGCAGATATGGTACTTAATACTCTCCTACAGATGAAATCTATGCCACAGCCTAAATATAAAGCAGTAGAAGGTTCGCCTAGATACTATGCTTTTAACCAATCACCAGCTGCATTACCAAGAGAATATAGAAAACTTTACGCAAAAGAGATGAAGTCGGCCTCATTTGACCTCAAATGTGCCCAGTATTTTATTGCTGTAAAAATTCTTAACCTTGATACAGCCCTTGCAGACAGAGTTGCTGCTGGAGAATCCCTCTGGACCATTCTTGGTGATAAAATGGACAATAAACTCCAGAAAACCCACCTTAAAACTGCACTTTATGCACTTCTTTTTGGTGCTTCTGGTAAAGAATCTGGTGGTAGAGATAAAGTTATTATCAAAGAATGGCAGTCAGAAGGTGTTACTAACTCAGAAGAGTTGTTTAAAGAATTCCTATCTATTCCAGAAATAAATGAATTAGTAGAGAAGAGAGATGCAAGAATCAAAGAACTATCTAAGGCTTACAAGGTAGAAACAGTATTTAAAACTACTCATTATGGACTCAGTGGTGCTTCATTGCTTGCTTATGAGATTCAGTGTTATGAAGTTGCTTTAATGAAACCAATTCTTGAGTATATCTTCGGTTCCTCCAAATACGAAGTTGCCCTTTTCCTTCACGATGGAGTTTACATTCACTGCGCCTACAAAGATATGTATGATGGCCTTTACACTTCGCTTCAGAGAATCCTAGCTAAGACTGCTAAGAAACTCAACGTCACTGCAATTCTTGAAAGAGAATTCTAATAACCCACAAAGGATAAAAATTATGAAAACAAAACCAAGCACCCGAATCTATCTAGTTTCCCCAGACTTAGACACCTTAGCATTAGAATTAATTGATGAAATTAGTTTCACTAAAGTCCATCCACATGACCTAGAAGCTTACAAAAACAATATGTCACCTTACCAAATCAAACTACGAAACGAGGCGATAAAGGCTGAACTCTTTAGATTAGTTCAAGAACTAGGAAAAACCTTGAAATGAAAATACTCCCTTAGCCAGAAAAGGGGAAAGAATGTTAAAAAAAGTCAAAAATTTTTTCATTTTATTCTTATCCTAACTCCTCTACTTATCTATGATTCATAAATTTAATTCTTAACTTTGTTTTTGTCCCAAAAACAGAAAACAAAGTTAAGCTAATAGCTTATGAACATTCTATAAGATACACTTAATGACTAAGTGTATCTTTTTTTCTGGGGGAAAAGCAGGCTACGCCTTGAAGTTGCCCCAGATAAGGTAAACTATTTTTTAATTTTCTGAATAAAGAACATTACTAATTAAACTAATTCCTAACCCAATAAGATAAGTCTAAAGACTGTCTAAAGACTGTCTAAAGAAATAATTATTTTAATTTTGAACCTAAAGATGGACTAAAGTGGACTAATTTAGGGGTAATTTAATTAGTTAATTTAGAATTCTGTCCCCCATTCAGAAATAAGTTATATAGTAAAATATAATCACTTTTGAAATCTCCCCTATTTCCATGTCGTAAGACATGGAAATAGTTATTTTTATACTAAATCATTTCCTCTAGGTTACTATGAACTTCTTTGGCTTCAACTTATTCAATAGAACCATTAATTCAAAAACTCCATTACTTACTGCTGGTGGTTCTAATGCAGCGTCTAGGGTTACGAGGTTTAATACAGTAGTTGCCGCCTTAGCTAGATACACACAGGATGCATTTGCAGAACCTGAATTGAAGCTTGTAGATAAAACTACAGGTGAATATATTTATGATTCACCTATCATTGAATTACTTTCATATCCTGACCCAGATAATAAAGTTTCTTATACATCATTTATGCGCCAATTGGTTTTAAGCTATAAAATCTATGGCTGTGTTTACATTGAGATAGTAGAAGACCTAGCAGGTGACCCTTATTCCCTTTTCATTCACCATCCAAATTCAATTAAAGCAGAGTACTCTAGAAATGGTTTACTAGAAGGGTATGAAGTAGGGAATAATAAAGAACTCCTCAATCCAGAAAATATTATATATATAACAGAAAACTCATTTGATAAATCCTACACAGGAAGTAATTGCCTTGAAGCTGCATATAAACTTATTTTAGCTGATACAGCTATTGATGCATATACCCTTGAAGTAATTGAAAACCCAGCTGTCGCAGGTCTTGTGTTTTCAGGTATAAATGCTACCAGCCAAGAAGAATTAAATGCAATTAGAGATGAAGTCTATGCTAATTTTGGTAAAGGTAACAGGGGTGGGACTCTGCTTCTAAACTCAGAGATGAAAGTATCTCAGGTTGGTTTTAAACCTTCTGATTTAGATATTCAATCAATGTCAGAAAGACTAGAAGAGAGAATCTGTGCAGCTTGGGGACTTCCACCAATTGTAGTTGGACTCCAGCAGAGAGATTCTAAGTTTTCTAACTTTGAGGAAGCCCGTAAATTAGCTACAGAGACATTCTTACTTCCACTTTGGCGTTTCGTTGCAGAAGAAATTACACTTCAACTTGGTCCCAAGTTCAATCTACCAAAATCCCAGAAGCTTCAATTTGATATTTCACTTCTGAAACCATTACAAGAAGATGAAAATAATAAACACCGCCGAGTCCAAGACGACTACAAAGCTGGAATTATTACAAGGGCGGAAGCTAGACAGATTCTTAATTTCCCTTACTCAGATTCCGATAACGTCTTTATAGATGTAGCTACCGTTCAAGGAGATAAAGTCTTATGATGATTCCAGAACAGCTAAGAATAGCACCAGATGATGTAAAAGAGAAATTACGTCTTGGCCTTGAACAAGTAGAAAATAGTCTCCAAGGTGATGGCCTAGAGACACAAACTATAGAAGATGCTAAGTATTTAGTTTCTTCCAATCCAGTTAATAATGATAAGATAGAAAAAGCCTACCGTTGGTGGGCTAGAAATGAAAGGTTCCTAGATGCACCAGAAAACTCTCCTGCTGATGTAGCTGCTAATCTCTGGGGCGGAAGACCTGGGAAAGATTGGTTCTATGATTTGTACCAACTTCTGCAAGAGAAATCTAGTGCCTCTATTGATAACATGTCGACAAAAGAAACTCATTACAAGGTTTTAGATGGTAACTATATCCAAGCTGAGGAATCAGAAACCCATGGATTCATCAAAGCAATAGTCAGTGTCTTCAACAATATTGACTTAGCTAACGAAGTTGTGCTTCCTGGTGCTTATTCTAAATCAATCCAGAGAAAACTTCCTGCTGCCGTTTGGAATCACAATTGGTCTTCTCCTATCGCTAAAACTATCGAAGCTATTGAACTCTTGCCTGGTGACCCTAGACTACCAGAAGAGTTATCCCAATATGGTGGCCTGTTCATTTCAGCTGAGTTTCCATTAGAAGTTGAAGAATCAAGACAAGCTTACCTTAAACTGAAGAATGGTTTAGTTGACGAATTTTCAGTTGGTTACAGAGTCGTTGAAGCTTACGAAGAAAACGATGTAATCTACCTTAAAGAACTAGATTTACTGGAATGGAGTGCAGTCATGAGGGGCGCTAACCCTATCACCAAACTCATTGAAGTAAAAAACCTTACATTCCAAGACCATACAGATTTAACCTTATCCCAGTTAAATAATTATATAGATAGATATGAATCATTAGCTGAGAAACGACAGAAACTATCAAGCAACCATATCAGTAACTTAGAAACTCTCCTTGGCAGAATTTCTACTCTTATTGATACTAACAAGCCGCCACAAGAAGAATTACCAACTCCTGATGTTGTTAAACCTTCCAAGAAAGCTTACGCAATCGAACTACTCAATTTCCTTTCAGAGGATACAGAATAATATGAATATTAAAAAAGAAATTAAAACATTACGCCAAGAAGCAGCAGACTTGAAAGCTTCTCTTATCTCAGAAGATAGAGAACCAACCGAGACTGAACTTTCGCGCATGGTGGAACTCAAGTCACTTATTGACCAGAAGGAAGCCGCCCTTGGTGTTATTTCTGCTTTTGACGACAATGATGCACAATTGAAGTCCCTTACCACTCCAACACGAACCCCATCAAGAACAGAAAATATGAACAACTCAATCACTAATCTCCTGCTTTCGGACCCAGAATTCAAGTCTAATTTAGACGCTGCAGCTAAGTCTGCTAATTCTCTTTCTAAAATTGGTACTTTTGGAGTCGAAATTTCAAAGTCACTTATCTCAGCAGGTTCTAACGCTAACGGCGCTGGCCTTGCCCCTAGAGGTTACTCTGGTGTTCCAATAGTTGGCATGAGACGGGCTAGAATTCTTGATTTTGCTACTATTGTTCCAGTATCAACCAATATTGTCCAGGTTGCCATTCTTAGTTCAATGACTAACAATGCTGCTTCACAGCTTCAGGCTACAACAGCCACTGCTACAGGTAGTTCGTTTATCAAAGCTGAATCTGATTTAGACTGGGCAGCTTCTGATGTAGTTGTTAATTCCATCGCCCACTTCATGAAGGCTTCTAAGCAGATTCTTGCCGATGTGCCACAACTTGATGGTTTAGTTGAATCACAGGCTGCTGCTGGTGTTATGAATAAGTTTGAGAACCTGTTCTTCACTGCTACAGCTGCTGCTAACGGTTGGAATGGAGTTGACAATGCTACTGGTATTCAGACTCAGGCTTTCTCAGTATCGGTTATTCAGTCGATTCGAAAGGGTATCACCAAGCTTCAGACAGGTTCTGACTTGGGTAACTACCAGCCAACAGCTATCTTTATGCACCCAGCCGACTGGGAAGGACTTCAGCTTCTGACCACGACTGCTTCAGGTGGAGACTACGTTCTCGCTAACCCATCGTTTGGTGGAGTTAACACTCTCTTCGGTGTTCCTGTAGTTGTTTCTGCTAACGTTCCACAGGGATTTGCCTACGTTGGAGAATGGACATACGCACAAATCTTTGATAGACAGTCAACTGCACTTTACATCTCAGATAGTGATGGCAACAACTTCACTCGAAACCTTGTTACCTTGCTTGTTGAAGCTAGAATGGCAGCTGGTTTCAACCGACCCCAGTCGATTTGTAAAGTCGCCCTTAGCTAAGATTAAGTAGCAACATTAACCCCTAGAGAGAATAACTCTAGGGGTTATTTTTATGGATAAAATTATGAAAACCTGTCAAATATGCAATAAAGAATTCACACCTAAAACACATTCAAAGAAATACTGTTCAAAAGAATGTAAGACTGAAGCTGCTAATAAGCTTAGAAGAGTAGAGTCTAAAACACCTGAACAAATAGAATCTCTTAGGGCTAAGAAGCGAGAATATAAATACAAAAATATTGAAAAAGTAATAGAGA